CCCATGCTCGTCATAGTGACGGCCTGTTTTCCATTGGTGTCTCATTTACTTCTCCTTTATCTTCTAGTGATGAATGTGTGCAGTACCTCGGTCGAGTCCTTTGCCCACCCTAGTGGATACACCACGACTTTCAACCCATGCTCGGGTACATCCTCGGCGTGGTCTTGCCCGATGAAGTTCATGTCGTAGTCGTCCATCTGTACCCAGTCATTGCAACCAGATATGGGCGTGTCATAGAAAGCTCTTTCGTTGAGCAACCCTTTCAAGTACCCAAAAGCAAAATACTCAAGGGCTGTTTGCTGTTCTTGTTTCATTTCATTCCTCCTCTATGGTTACGTAGTCGGGTGTGTCTTGTCGCTCAAGTGCCTGCACCTCACACACCAGCTTGCTGCACAGCGTGGATGCGACTTCATCAACTAACTTCATGAACTCATCCTCTGCTAGGTGTGCATCGTTGTTGTTCAGTGTGGCAAGCACTGCGAAGTCGCCGTCTTCTCGCATGATTCCTATTGATACTGTTTTCATTTCTTCCCTTTCTTTACTTCAAAGAACCCAAGCCACTGCGTACCCTCGACTTGGGGTTGGTACATCTTGATGTCGTACTGTGCATCGTGCGCCACGGGTACAAGGAACAGGTTGTATGAGAACCCATCCTTGTCCATCAGCTTGAGTAGCTGGCGCAAGTCACGCTCAGGTGTTGTCGTTGCCCATTGCGCTACGCTTGATGCGTAGAAGTGTTGTACTGGTTCATTCATTTGCTTTCTCCTTCGGTTGCGAATGTCAGGCTAGGGTCGATGTGGTGCGCGGCGTAGCCTGACAAACCGCTACGCACCATGAACAGGGACAGGTTGTCCCCGTTGTTTAAAAGATTGGGTTGCCCTCGCTGTCGAGCTTGACCCATCGCAGGCCAAACCTCTGCGGGTTCATCGCATCTTTGAGCAGGGCACACCACAGCGCACCATCGGGCATGTCCTCGGCGGGCGGTGCGCCACTGGTCACAACAGCATGGCCGTTCTTGAGCGCATCTGCTGAGTACACACTCTGCCCGCTCAATACAGCCTCGTTTGTTAATCGTTTGACAAGTAGCCATCCGCCCACACGGATAGGCTCGCCTGATTCGATTGGTTTGTACGTTCTCATGGTTCACCTCATTCAAAGAAGCCGTGCCATGTAACAGGCACAGGCTCATGTGGTTGCATGGCTCTGATAATCTTCAACGCCTCTTTAATCTTGACGATGGTCTGTGCGTTCTTGTCGCTCGCCTCGATATGGGCGTAGTCACGCTCGGCAATGGCCAACTCCTTGATGGTGCGCCGTTCAAGGCGGGCTCGTTGCTTGTTGTGCAGGATGACTGGCACTGTCCGTGCGAATGGCACTTTGACCTTGGCCTTTGCTTTGTAGGGGATGGCATCGAACAGGTCACACACCTCATCCCGAATCCGTTGAGGAACATAATCACTCCAGTGTGTGCGGTCAGGGTGTAGCTGTGCAGGGGTCTTGTCTTTCTCACGCCGCATCAGGTACAGCTTGTCATGTAGCTTGTCGAGCACTGCGTAGTACGCCTCAAGCGCCTCGGCCCTCTCAGGTGAGCCCTTGTACCGCATGATGGACTTCACAGTCTTGCGTTCATGTATTAACGGCGCAAGTAACTCGCCCCAAAGCAAGTCCATCTGCCGCTTGTGCGCATCGTGCTTGCGCTTGGCTGTCTTTTGCTCGTCCACGACACGCTTGATTTCTTTCACCGCATCGGGCGGCAAATTCCTCGCCTCCAACGCATGATGCAGGGCATTTGCGCTCAGCCTCATGTATTTAACGAATCGGTATCCCATGATAATCACTCCTTTGATGGTTTCTGTCCAAGATTGCACGGCCAGTGTAACACGAGCTGGCAACGCATCTGTATGTCACGCAAGGGATTTTTTCATCGCTTCCATACTATCCATATATTTCCCAAGTACTAAAGCCCCAAAGTAACTTTGTCAAACGGAACGAGCAGGGCAGAGACCCCTCATATATACACACACTTCTATATCTCTATTTCTATATTTATATATGAATAGTATGGTAGGTAATCGCTGAATTGCATATGAATCAACAACTTAAAGTGTCCGCTCGTTACGCACAGTTGGTCCCCGTTCATAGCAGTCGCAGTTGTTTGCACCCACGAGTGGCATCGTTCCATTCATCCAAGTCGGTGCGGTTCTTGGCCTTGGCTTGCAGTTGCCACTTGCGTCTGCCTGTGGGCATGGCCTCGACTAGCTCGTCACGCATACGGCGTAGCTCACGCAGGGTTTCGAGTTTGATGGATGAGTGCTTGTGTTTGTTGCTCATGGTGGTTCTCCTTAGTTTGATTCAAAGTAGGCGGCAATCTGTGCATCAGTCCACCCCGTAAAGGTTGGCAGTTCTCTGATGGGTTTGGTGCGGTCTTCAAGCCCTCGCTCTGTGTATGGGTTGGGTATGGGTGTCTCCTCGTGGTGGTCGCCATACACGATGGCGAAGATGGGTTCACGACTGTCCTTGTCTACGATTACGAGGTTGTACTGGTCATCCTCTACGTCACCCAACTCGGGGTTGCGTATGAAGCCTGCATCGGCCATCGCCGCCAGTATTTCGTGCGGCTCGGCATCGAGGTTTACCGATACTTTGCCTGCGGAATACCAAGCGTTCCAATCCCATGAGTGCGGCTCATCGCCTGCCCATGCGTCAATGCTGATTACAGAATAGGTTTGTGTGTTCATGGTGAAAATCTCCAGTTGGACAAGAAAAGAAACAGCGGCAAGGCTTCCCGCCTACGCCGCTAGAAAAACAACGGGGACAAACTGTCCCGATTCACTGAGCGAATGCCTGAGCGATGGCGGTCGATGCCAACTTGCGGGCACCCTCGTATTGGGCGCACAGCTTCGCAAGGCGCTCGGCGGCTTTCAGGACTTCCTCGGGCACCTCGATTTCCTCGGCCTCGACTGACCCCGAAGACTTGCCCATGATGTCGCTCACGATGCGCTGAAGCGCCTTGCGGCAAGCCTCGTACTTGGCATGGCCTTTGTCCAACACCATCGTGCCCTCGGCCTTGCCCTCGCCCTTGACCAGTGGCACGAGATACTTCGGGTGACTCGCCACATCGCCGATGATGGCCTTGCTGATGACATCACGCTCTTTGCCCTTGAAGGTCTTGCGTAACTGCTCGATGCCCTCGCCGTATGCGAAAGCCGCAGTGATGACTGCGTGGACTGTGGTTTGTGTAGACAATTTCATTTTCATTTCCTTTGAGTTAAGTAGCTTGCCGAGAACCATTCCCGACTTGCTGAAGCCATTATCCACACACCCCCTTCCAAACGAGGTCGAGGGTACTAAACAGGGACAGAATGTCCCCGAATATGGGTACTTTAGACCCCCACAGTACCCCCATCCCCCCATATATGGCGACAACGACCGCGTAACACTGAACACTATTCCCCACCCGCTCCCAGCATCTTTGTAATACTTAATAGCACCCCCTTGGTAAAATCACGGCCACCCCAAAAAATTTCTAAAAAATTTGGAGTAACCTCTTGTCAAACGCTGGACTGGGTATATACTGGGGACGTTGAGACCTAGTTGGCGAAAGCTGACCAGATGATATTGAATCAGCCGCAAGGCAATCAGTTTAGGTCTGATGATTCACAGCAGGAGTCGAGAAATCATCCGGCAGTTGGGGCCGTTCCTGTACCAACACCTACACGCATGGGGATTGCGGCTCAGGGCTAGACCGAAAGGATGCTACGCCGTGGACGGGGAGAGAAGAAGCCCTAGACCGTCCGTGAACAGTCCCCAGCCGTGTTGGTGGAATAAATGGTTCTGCGTCAGGCGCAGAATGAGGGTGGGAAGTGCCCACCAAGAGTTTTGGGAGATGAGCGCCCCGACTGCCAACGCCAAATAAAAAAGCCCCCGCCATTGCTGGAGGGGGCGAAGGGCTAAGAAAACTTAACCGAGGAGAAGCAACGGTTTCCCAGTGCTTGAAAATAGTATACACTCCGCGCATCGCAGGTACAAGGGACTTATGCGCCAATGCTAGACCATCTCATCGACTTTGAACCGGAAGTGGGCGACCACTCTGGAAAACCGTCGCCAATTGAAAAGCACCACCCCGCCGATGTAATCGACGCCAAAGTTAAAACCGCAGACTGGCTCAAAGGCCTTGGTGCGGCAGACACAGATACTGTGGTCAGCCAAGCTGAAGTCCAAGCCGCCCGCGCTTCATTTACCAACCTCGTGTCTTCCGCGCCAGCAGAAATCACGCACGAACATCTGACCCAAATTAAAACGCCAGCCGCTGTCCAGCATCTGGTGGGTATGCTCACGGCCTATGACTGGGAATTTGTACAGCAAGCCAAGGAACTCCGCGGCTACACCGTGGCCAAACTGCTCGAGGAGTGCGAGAACCCCAACGCCAATGTTCGTTTGAAAGCGCTTGGCCTGCTGGGTAAAGTCACCGAAGTAGGGCTGTTCACCGACAAGATCGAGGTCAAGAAGCTGGACTTGACAGAAGACGAGATTGACCGCAAGCTCAAAGAGAAGCTGGCCAAGTTCATGAACGTGTCCGACGCCGAGTACACGGACATCGAAGAGATTGACAAGCCAGAAACACCCCCGGAACCCAAAGATGGGTAAGCACCTACTCACGCCGCAAGAAGCTACAGCTCTGTATGCCAAGCTGCCGATGATGAGTCCGCAAGAGAAGCTTGAGACGTTGGACATGTTGGACAAGTCCGAGTCGTTCAAGTCCGTCAGGTTAGCGCGCACTAACATGATTGAGTTTGCCAAGTACGTCTACCCCGGATTCAAGGTCGGGCCACACCACAGGAAGCTGGCCAAGATATTCCAAGACGTGATCGACGGTAAGAAAAAGCGCGTGATTATCAACATCGCGCCCCGTATGGGTAAGTCCGAGTTCTCGTCCTTTCTGTTCCCCGGTTACTTCCTAGGTAATTACCCTGAGAAAAAAATCATCATGGGAACGCACACGGCGGGCTTGTCCGAGGACTTTGGACGGCGGGTTCGTAACTTACTCGAGGATGAACAGTACCATGAGCTATTTCCTAAGACAGGCGTGGCAGATGACCAGAAGGCTGCTGGAAAATGGAGTACTAGTGCTGGGGGCCAGTATTATGCTGCTGGCGTGGGTGGCGCTCTGGCTGGGCGTGGTGCTGACCTATTTGTTATCGACGACCCTCACTCGGAACAAGACGTAAAAGCCAACAGTCGTCTAGCGTTTGACACGGCGTGGAGCTGGTTCCAAACCGGCCCGTTGCAGCGTCTGATGCCGGGGGGCGCGATCATTGTCATCATGACCCGCTGGGGGCCGTTGGACTTGACTGGGCGGCTGATCCAGTATCAGGTGAGCAACCCAGACTCCCCGCGCTGGGAGATCGTCGAGCTGCCAGCCATCCTGCACGAGGACACGGACAATGAGAAGTCGCTCTGGCCGGAGCAGTGGCCGCTGGAGGCGTTGAAGTCCGCCAAGTCCTCGATGGATCCCCGGTATTGGAACGCGCAGTACATGCAGCAGCCGACAAGCGACACGGCGGCGGTCATCAGCAGAAAGCAATGGCGCATCTGGCCAAGTGACGACCCGCCCCAGTGCGAGTACATCATCCAGTCGTGGGATACGGCCCATGAGACCAAGAGCACGTCCGACTACAGCGCCTGTACAACGTGGGGCGTCTGGTACAACGAGGAAGAAAACGACAAGCCCCAGCTCATATTGCTGGATGCTTTCAAGGACAGGATGCCCTTTCCTGAACTCAAACAGATTGCGTTCAAGCATTGGAAGGAGTGGCAGCCCGATGCGTTCATCGTGGAGAAGAAGGCCGCTGGTGGGCCGCTGATCCAAGAGCTGCGCAACATGGGCATCCCCGTACAAGAATTTACACCCAGCCGTGGAAACGATAAGATGGTGCGTGTCAATGCTGTAGCCGACATGTTTGCGTCAGGCTTGGTATGGGCTCCCGACACTCGCTGGGCGCGTGAAGTGATTGAAGAGGTCGCGGCTTTCCCAGTGGGCGAGCACGATGACTTTGTGGACACGACAACGCAGGCACTCCTGCGATTCAGACAAGGCGGATTCATCCAGCTCGACACGGATGAAAAAGACGACCCGATTTATTTCAAGCGCCGAGCGGCGTACTATTAAAGGCACAAAATGGCAACAAACATCGACAAGGCCCTGTACCAGAACCCCGTGGGGATTGAGGACGCAGCTCTCAACGAGGAGGCTATCGAGATTGAGATCATTGATCCCGAGCAGGTAAACATCCACGCAGGCGACCTTGACATCAGCATCACCCCCACTGAGCCTGAGTTCGACATGAACTTGGCCGAGGACATGGACGAGGGTGAACTCCAGACACTGGCTGGCGACTTGGACGGTGACATTGAAAACGACAAGAACTCCCGCAAGGACTGGGAGAAAGCCTACGTCGAGGGTATCAAGCTGTTGGGCCTCCAGTACGAGGAGCGCACAGAGCCTTGGAACGGAGCTTGTGGCGTGTTCCACCCTATGATTACCGA